CGTCGTTATCTGCTGTAGTGAAAAGGGCAATATATAGCGTTGCCGGGGGAGTGAACGTTTGACCTCGAAACACGAAATCGATAAGCTTATTTTCCAAATAGTCCGACATAGCCGACATATCATTTTCCTTTTAGTTTATTGTGTTATTCACGGATGTACAGTTCGTACAAGACGCAAGAATCTTGGGCCAAAGATGGGTTAAGCTGTTTTACAGTAATGATTTTGTAAGTATTGCTTCCAATCTTGAGCATGTCTCTGTTAGCGTTTAAATGAGGCAACGCTAGTCCTACTTCAGTTTTTTGAGGAGGCTGGACATAAACTTGTTTGTCACCAGTTTTGATGAGCGTATCTTTCTCAGTGCCTTCGCCTTCCGTCTTACGTACATAGTCAAACACCATAATATTCACAAGATAGTCTTGGAATGTCACTGTGTTTTCAGAAGTAGACGGATCGTATTCTTCGGAGATAGCCACGCTAATGTAAGCTGTCGTTCCAAACTTCGACATCATTGATGCTACGGTGCGGTCAAACGCATTCATTATTGAGGCTCCACGCCACCGTTCGCGACAGGGCCGCTGTATGGATCGAATGGACCTACAGCAATCTGATGAAGACGTTCATCAGAAGTTGGGCGATTTTGTGCGTTGACAAAGTCTTCTTTGAATTGCAGAATCGGATGCAACTCGTCTGCCCCTGCAACATAAGGAAGTGGGCACACACCGTTGAAAGCTGGGTCTTTGATAACAAGCTTGAGGAATTGCAAGTACTGACTGAATGCTTGGTGTCCGTACACCTCAATGATGCCCATTTTTTGCTGCGTGTCGAAAGCAAGCCCTGCAAGAATATATTGCCCACACAAGATTGTAGCTGCGCGAAGATTCCCGTTAGTGTCCGACAGGGCACTTTCATAGACTTCATCAGGAAGTCGTGGAATATCTAAATAGTCGCCAAGACGGTAGCGCAGCTTACCGACATTGGAGTCAAGATCAATAATGGGCATCTTCTCTCCTAGTAGAATTGACAAAGCACCCCCGCTAAGAGGTGCTTCAGCAAGTCAACTAATTAGTTGCTCGACGTAACAGACCACAGCGAAGCAGGCCTCGTACAAAACATAAGAGGAGCAGCTTCAAGTTCAAACTCGACATACTCGTCGCGCGGATCGACGTACGAACGCACGAACAGTTCTTGACCCGGCTGATTAGCTTCCGACAGTTTAGCCGAAGGGCCATTGTAACCACGGAACAGGTCTTTAACGCCGTCAGCGTAGGCGATACCAGTAGAATCAGCGAAAGCAACTTCCGTAGTACCGTTCGGCAGATTGAACGTTGCATCGTACGACACGAACGTAATGCCACGGTGCGTAAAGTGATCCATGATGCCCCACTTCATATACTCTGTGGTGTCATCACGCAGTGCTTGGTTGCCAGCGCCGTTAGCCATGTAGAACTGATAAGCAGCCTTCATGTTCGGGTGCGAAATCAGTTTGTCGAAGAACACCGGATCAACCAGAACCTTAACGCCACCAATTGCGCCACCATTCATAACACTCTTAGCGATACCCGACTTCAGCAGACGAATCTTCTGGTCAACGTTCGTGGTCGAAGTGCCGAGAACAAAATCCACCGAGCTTTGGGTGATGCTGAATTGCGAGAACATATCAGCCATCACAGTGCCGTCCGGCGACTTGGTAACACCTTTCAGAGCTTGCAGGCGCATATATTCCATCGTCTGGTCCCAAGCAAGACGCAGGTCAGCCATCTTTTCAGCCGTAACACGACCATACGTTTCATTGTCGGTCGAACCCGGTTGACGCCAGCCTTGGATGTCCTCGTTGGTGATTCGATCAGCAGCTTTGAAGTAAGCCAGCGGCAGCGAGAAGGTATCAACCTTGCGCTCGTGGCCTTGAACAGCAGCGTGCGCGCCACGATTCACTTGAGGCATCAGCGTAACGGTTTGATAGTCCTTATCGAAGATAATGGCCGTTTGATTGGTCGATTTCGTGTTGAACAGGTTTTGGCTGTTGATGTAGCCGTATTGCAGCGGGGTTTGGGTAATGCCGTCTACGAAGTCGGCATTTTTGAAACTATTGAAATAGTCGCGAATAGTCATGCTCATTGCAAGGTTCCTTTAATTATTAAACTTGGGTACGGACGTGGATGTTCTTAGCGCGCAGAGCATTTTGAACGATGGTTTGATTGCCCGATGTGACGGTATCTTTGTACAGCAGACCTTTGTCGGTAACACCTGCATGGCCTTTGTACAGAACCACCAGTTGATAGTCGCCAGCAGCCAGCGACGGAACGTCCAGAGTCGATTCGATCAGAACAGCAACATCAGCATTCAGAGTCGCAACGTCAGCGTTAGCAACCCATTTGTATTTGCTAGTGCCATCAAATTGCAAGACAGCGCCGATATCCATGCCAGCAGCCACAGTGACCGTGACAACTTTGCGGCAGACGCCATAGTCCGGCATTTCTTCAAATGCCAGTACGCCCGACAGCTTATTACTACGCGAAGCAAGCTTTGCCATAATTATTTATTTCCTTTGATAAATTGTTTGAAATGAGTAACTTTAGGCTCCTCTTTAGCGTCTGCCTTAGTCTCAACGCCGACTTCATTGAACATCTCGCTTTTTGCCTCGGCAGCAGCATTAGTAGCGAAAATTTGCAGGAACGATTCGACTTTTGCGTCGTCCAAACCTTCAGTTGCAGCCATAAAAGCAGCAGCTTTTTCTGTGCCCATAGTTGCTTCAACTTCTTTACGGCGGGCTTCAAGTTTTGCAGCCAGCGCATCAGCTTTAGCTTGTTCTTCGGCAGCGGCATAAGCCGACAGCTTTTCTTCGTACTCAGCTTTCATAGCTTCAGCAGCAGCCTTAACCGATTCCATTTCGGCAGTCATGGCAGACAGTTGAGCCAGAACGGCTTCGTGCGCAGCAAGCTCGATAGTCTGAGCTTTATCTTCTACACTCATCGTTTCTTCCTTTTTTTGTTCAGGCAAATCGCCTGTAGTTACGACTTCTTCCGAAGCCTCCGGGGTTACAGGCGTTGCGCCCAACTTCTTTTTGAGAAAATCCAGCATAGTTATCCTTTAACTGAGCACGTAATCTACAAACTCGGAACGAGTCATAATTTTGTTGACCAAACCAATTGACAGGGCATCTTGAGCGGAGTACACTCGTGCTTGTGTGTCCTTGATGTCTTTTGTGGACAGGCCCGTATAATTAGAGACGTGAGCACGGAATGCATCACCAAGCTCGGCTACACGCTTCTGCATGTCTTCAAGGAAGCCATCTCGCCACGAACCATCGTCTGCGAAAGGAACTTTGTCGCTGCCATCTGTTACAAATGTACGTTGAATGCCAGCTTGTTCAAGCTTCTTACTGTCGTTGTACAGGCAGATAAGAACACCAACAGAGCCTACGTCAGCGTAAGGGTTGGCAATCACTTCGTCGCAAGCGCACGCAATAGCATAAGCAGCAGAGCATGCTGAACCATCAACGTAGCTAACGAGGCGAACACCAGCGGCATCACACATTTTGCGAAGTTCGTCAACTGATTCAAAACAGCCGTAAGCCTCTCCACCACCAGAATCAATATCAAGAATAAGAGTTTTCGCTTTAGCTGCAATAAGTTCCTCAGCTTGCTCAAGCATCATCTCGTAAGAGAATCCGCCGCACATACCCTCCCAGCCAGATGTACGATAGGTAAGAGGGCCGCGAATGGTGATAACACCAATGTCACCAGCTACAGGGACTGTTTTTGCAGTTGCAGCATTTTTGCTGCCGTCAATGTCGAGCATCCCAGTGTTACGAGAGTCAAGGTATTGCTCAACTTCTTGGAATGCTGTTTTGGAGATAAGGTGAGGGCGGTTACGCAGTGAAGCGGCAAGCCGCAAAAGTTTGTGTTTATTCATATAACTCCTTATGCGGCGTTTTCATTATTACCAGCGCTACTGTCCTTCTTTGTTGGCTTCTTGGCAGTCCCATCGAAAGGTGTTTGCATTCCTTCTCCAGAATTGCTAGACTCCATCGTGAACTCAAGATCGTCAACCTTCGTATCTTCAGGGAACTCTTCAACACCGATTGCCTTACGAAGACGATTAATAGTTTTGATGTCTTTAACAATCAAACCAATCGAACCGGAACGTTGAATAATCTTGCCAAGCTCGTCAGCGCTCATTTCAGAGATGTCACCCGGAACAAACTTAGGAAGGCGTTCCAGACTCCAGCCATTCAGGCTAAAAAGTTGCGGGATAAGGTCGTTGTTCAGGACATCGGCGATTTCGTTCAGACGATGACTCATTGCGAGCGACACAAGATTTGTGTTAGAATCAGCAAGAGAGAACGAGCCAAGTTCAGTAACATCTTTAAGGATGTCGACACCCAACGCAGCGTAAATTTCATCGTGATAGCGCTTAATGACATTATCAATGTTCGCACCATTCACACCCTTCTTTTCCAGAAGGCTGATGTCGAAAAGGTCTTGCTTGCTCACTTCGTCAATACGACGAGGGAAGATGATGCCTTTGTTTGTACCTGCTTGAATCGTGTCCAGAAGCTTCTGGCAAGCTGTGTAAACAGCTTTCATATCGTCTGGTGCGTCTGCTGCCATGTACTCTGGCGGAAGTCGCAAGAGTGGAAGTCCGTTGGATTCTTTGGCAATGCCAAGCAGTTCTTGATCGCGCAGCATGTCAAGCTGCTTCCAAGCCTTATACGCACCCTTCAGGATAGAATTGCCTGTAGGATCGCCCTTTGTGGCGTCAGCAGTGAAGAGTAAAAACTTCTCACGTTTAATTGGGATAAGGCCATGCTCGTTAGCTTGGCTCTGGAACATTGCGCCATATTCAAGGTTGGTGATAGACTGCTCGCATCCAAGCAATTCACGACCATCTTCGGAGAATGTCCAGCGTGCGATAGTGTCTTGACCACGAGGGGAGAGCTTGCGCAGGCCTACCAAACCATCATTAAACTTGCTACCGTTCTTATAGAGTCGGCGACGAAACACTTTTTCTTCTACAGCGAAGCCGTACGAAAGATATGTGATAACGTCAGAGAGGAAAGCAGGCCAGCTATGCTCCATGTCGTCCATGCAGGACTGGATAAACTTGGCACGCTCTTTATCTTGTTCTGTAGCGTCCTCTGGAGGCTGTACACACCATTTCACACGAGAGAGAAGCATTCGATATGTATTGAATACAGATGCAATCACTGCATCGTTCATCATCTCTCGTACTGTGCGATAGAAATTAGGCCAGTGGAAGGCACGCTGGGGATCATCGATTACTTTCCCCCACACTGTGCGCAATCCTACAAAACCGCTCTCTCCTAACGAAATTCTTGGAACGGGCATGCCGTCATCAGCCGCAAGAGCAGCAGCCGAATTGTCTTTTGGCTTTTTAGCTGCCATTTGTGCTCCTTTTTATTTACTAAAACGAATAATAACATTGGGTAACAGTCTTGTCAACATTTGTGGTATTATTCGGATTTTTATGGTATTATAGGGAGGGGATAGGGGATGGTTGAGTGTTGATTGGGAGGGAGAAGGCTGGCATTGTTTGATTTTTCAGAAGGGCACGGATACAAGAACCGCAAGCATCCCAGCAATCGTCCTTTTGATTTCTGTTACCATCCACATAATCTTCCAATTCATTGAAGAAAAAATCATTCCAGTCCGCTTTTACAACTTTTACCAACCCAGCTTCTGCTAAGGACAGGAATGCTTGCATCCTTGCTAACTTGCCAGAGTGCCCTGACATTTGTTCTTGTCTAGCATCTACACCGTTTTCGATGAGGTATCGGGTAAAAAATTGCGCTGCTGCGGCACCTGAAGCGCCAGGATCTTTTGGAATATAAAC